GGGGTTCCTTGATAGTACCAGGTCATTACACATATAGTTATGCCTTAAAATGCCATGATAAAAATTATGTTATTTCTAAATCTGTGTCGTAGCTAGTGTAGCCGTTTTCTTTGACAACCTTGAGCGTGTTGTTGACACGGCCTGCAAGCTCGTCTTTGTGACTAACTAACCAAATACTCTTATTGTGTTCTCTGCTCATCTTCTTGAGAATGGCCAGTGCGTTTTCTACTCCGCTTGAATCCATGCCGCTGTCAACTAGTTCGTCAATGAACAACAAGTTGATGGGCTGGTATAGACTTTCCCATACGTCACGGAACGCCCAGCTCAATGATAGAATCAATCTGTTGCGTTCGCCACGACTCAAGTTGTCAAAGTCTAGATCACGTCCTAGTTCTGTAATGCTTACAGTTAGATCGTTGTTGAATTTTACAGTATGCGGGAGACCAATGCGATCTAAGTATTGTCCTAATCTAGCATTCAAGTAGCTCAAGTTCTGATCAATAATGCGTTTACGAATGAAACTGTCTTTGTTGGTCAGCAGTTTATGCAAGAAGTCTTGGTGTGTGCGTAGTTCATCTAGCTCGTTCATAACACCAAAGTCAATTTCTTCTAGCGCCTGTTCCTGCATCTCACGAATTTGATCTACATAGGGATCTTGCTCATTTTGTTTGGATGTAAGCTGTGCAAGTAAACTGCCCATACTTGAACGATGTTCAAACGCATCTTCTTCGTTATCATAAAACACCTTTGGCATCGCACCCAATTCACCCAGTTCAGCTAGTGCATCTTGATGCTCCATCATCTGTGTGTTGGTTGCCAGTGCTTGTAGAGCTGCTTCTTGTAGTGCTCGACGTTTTTCTTCTAGCAACTGTTCTTGTTTGTCGTCGTGAAACCCTTGCCCACAACTGTGACAAGTATGATTTTCTAATGCTGCGATGTCTTTCTTGAGCTTGTCAATTTCTTTTAGTTCACGCTGTTCGTCCAGTTCGCAACGCCGGATCCAGCCGTTGAGATCATTAATGGCTTTGCGCTTGATGTTGTAGTCGGCTAGTGCCTTGTGTGCAGATAATTCAGCTTCAATGTCCAGTTTAGCAAGTTCATCATAAGCTGTCTGCAACGCTGCAACATCGTTTGTCTTTTTGCTATTCCATAAATTCTGGCGTCGTAAGAGTGCATCAATTTGATCCTGTATACGTCGGTTGGCATCGCCTACTGCTTTGATACGAAACTCTTCAGCAGTGATGGCATCCTTTGTGGCTTTGGCCAATTCTTTCAGTCGTTCGGCTTTTTCACTGAGTAGTGTGATGCCCAACAACTGTTCAATCATAAGGCGTTGTTCGTTTGCTTTTAAACTAAGGAACGGCTCTGTATAGGTGTTGAGTGCCACAATGTGCTTGAACATCTCGTGGCTCATGCCCAACATGCGTTCAATGTCAGCCTGTGTCTCGCGACTGTCGCCTTGACTCTCGTCCGTGATCTCACGTTCAGTATCGTCAATAAAGAACCGCATCACATTGGGTTTTCGTCCACGCTCAATACGATAGTTGATGCCGCCCACTTCAAAGTCCACTGTAACCATCATGCCCTTGCCGTTGGTCTTGTTGATCAAGTTGTCTTTCTTGATGTTTGTGAGCGCTTGCCCGTACAGCCCGTAGCTGAGTGCATTGATGATTGTGGTCTTGCCTGTGCCGTTACGTGCGCCAGAATCGTCCCCGCCCAAGTCTAAGTTTTCACCCAGCACCAGGGTTAAATCGTTACGATCAAAGTTTACGGCCTGTGTGGCATTGCCCACACTCATGAAATTTTTAACTGCGAGATCTTTTATTTTGAACATTAGAGGTTGCGATAGATGTCTAGTAGTAGATTTTTATTGAACTTGCCATTTTCCAGCGTGGTAAGTTGACCTGTAACAATTTGGTCCACGCTTTCAAATTCGATATTGCCCTGTATTTCGTATTCGGTCAAGTCCGTGACCTTGGCCGGGATCAAGGTGAGCTCACGTAAATTATACTGGCCTACAAAAGTTTCTTTGATAAAACTGGCTTCTTCGTAGCTGATGTCAATGTCCAGATTTACACGAATGTGCATGTTGGGCTGCAACATGACTTCGGTGTTCTTTAGCACATCGCTAAGTTGGAACACACGATAGCGCGGTTGATCAGGCCAAGCATGATACTCGGGCGGTTTGCCCCATTCCAATATGGTCAAACCTCTGTCGTCGTCTCCGGCATCGGCATAGTTGTGCGGAAACGCATTTCCAATATAGGTTACGTTGTTTTTGGTCTGGCGCTTGTGAAAGTGTCCTGTAAACACATGTCCAAAGTGAGCAAAGTCTTCACGCCTGACCTCGCCATGATCAGGCATGGCCACCATGGCATTCATTAGATAGCCCGGGAGTTCCAAGTGACCAAAGATGTATTGTCCTTTGAGTTTAGGCAATCGCTTGTGGTCGTCTCCGCAGAGCCAAGGAGCGATAACCACATTATCACCAACAAACCAATCGTTAACAATTTGAATGTTCGGGAGGTGACGAGCCCATTCAATTGATTGGATATCACGTTTATCGCGATAATACAAATCATGATTGCCAGGAATGAAGAAAACACGTTCAAAATTATCATTTAGGTGTTCCAAGGCCCGCAGGCTGTAGTTGAGTGTGACGATGTTGATGCTGGCACGATTGTTGTGCCAGTCGCCAAGAAACATGGCTGTCTCGCAACCTTCTGATTTGGCTTTGGCTGTAGCCCACTTGACAAAGTTCAAACAGTCCTCGTTGTGTTGTTGACTGTTTGATTTGAGCCCAAAGTGTATGTCAGTAAAGATTGCTGCTTTTTTAAATAAGTTACTCATCTACACAGTATAGCAAACTGCCGTGCCCTAGAGCAACGGCCAATTTGCTCAGTCGTCGTGCCCGCCATCTACTGACACGTAGCCGCCGCCCATGCCCTGACGTGTGTAACTGGGGTTCAGTCCATTTATTTCTAAAATGTCATCACGCAAGTTTTGATTGCGCTTTTCGATGTTGAGCACACGAGTGAAACTGTTAGTAACTGCTGCTGTATAATAGGCAAATGGGTTTTGGCTCTTGCTTTCGTCAAACCTTAGCCCAATGTAAGTTAACTGTAGCAAGGCCTGTGCTCGCATTTCATCATTGTAGGTGTATCCGCGCCAGTTGCTACGTGTAGCATAGCGCTCACACAGTTTCATGTACATGTTGGCCAGCGTTCTAGTAATAGCACCGTGGTCACGAGTAAACTCACCTGTTGCCAAATCACCACGCCAATGGCTTTTGCCCACACAATAGGGTTCACCATTTTCGTCCAGTTTGTAGTGCTGGAATGGCGGAAAGTTCACTTTGACATACTTGTTATGCTCAGTATCGGCCTCGTCAAACTCTACAATTAAGGGATCTTCCTCGTCCTCAATTTCCAATGCTGCCATACGTGCCTTGCGAGTTTTGGCATTATCCAGCGGCACATGCTCCCAACTCATTACTCTGAACACTACATCAGTATCCTTGACATCTTTGAGTTTGACTTCAAATTCGTCCAGTTTACGCTTGGTACCGTCACTAGTTGCTGCCTCGTGTGCTAGTTTGGCCAATCTTTCGGCACGTAAGCGTCTACCTTCCAAGGTGTTCTTTTTGTTTAATTTGCTGATATCGGGAAGAATGATATCGTAATCTGCATAGTCAGGCCGAGTGTAAGTACAGTATGTTGTCTTGCTCTTGTGGATTTCTTTTAAGATATCCTTGTTGTTGAGGTAATTGTGCTTAATTTTGCATCTCCTAATACTAGAACAATAATAACAAAGTTTGCAAAGTTTGTCAACCTTTTTATAATATTAGCACTTAATATTTGTCAATAAATACTGCAAACGGATTATTATTTATGGCACTCAACCCATCAGCAGGACAAACAGACCCATCAGCCAACAACGGCGGGATCACCGGAAGACCCGGCATTGGCGATACCTTACTGAACATAGTTGATCCCGCAGGCATAAGAAAGCAAATTGCTGGACTCTTTGACGGAGGTGTAGCCTCTTTGTTTAACAAAACATCTGCACCTGGCGTTAACATCACTACGCCCACTGACCCAAACAATCCTTTAAAATCTGACTGGCGCTTGCGTATTGGCTTGTTGGACTGGAGCATATTTGCAAACAACCCAATGTTTGCACCCTTAGTTTCAAAAACCAACGGTGTGGTATTTCCCTACACACCCACAGTCAGTGTCACACACAATGCTCGCTATCAAGAACAAGCGCTGACACACAGCAACTACAAGAACTACTTTTACGAAGGTAGCGACATTGCTGCCATTACTATTGCTGGAGATTTCACAGTGCAAAATCACGATGATGCGGTGTACCTATTGGCAGCAATTTACTTCTTTAGAACCTGTACAAAAATGTTCTTTGGTAATGATGATCTAGCTGGAAACCCACCGCCCATTGTCACTCTCAATGGATATGGCGATTTTTATTTCCCCAACGTCACATGTGTGATCACCAGTTTTCAACACACTATGCCAGCCGAATGTGACTATGTGGAATTCAAATACTCGGGCAGTCAAAGTTTTTACGAGTCTGACGGTGCAGTAAGTTCAACCAATCAACAGGTGGCAAGACTACCAACCACCAGTCAAATCAGCGTTACACTACAGCCAGTGTACAGCAGAAACAATGTTTACAACAACATGACATTGAGCAAGTTTAGTCAGGGACAATTACTTGCCGGCAACGGAGGCTTCCTATGACCGCAGCATATTCAAAAGCCAGTCCTTACTTTAATACCAATACTTTTGGACAAGGTAAATTTTTAGATATTTTGGTTTCGCGAACAATAAGCAAACAAGTAGATGATGTCAACTATGTTATTGACAAAATTTACGAGTTCCGCCCGGACTTGTTGGCATTTGACTTGTACGGTGACAGCGCATTATGGTGGGTATTTCGTGCTCGTAATCCCAATGCCATAGACGATCCTGTGTTTGATTTTCGTGCAGGTACTAGCATCATGATACCTAAGAAAACAACTCTAGCAAGCAACTTGGGATTATAAACAATGAGTACACTACAAGACATTGAGGGACTAAATCCTCAGTTTAGTAATCCCGATTTGATCTATCCTGGCCAGAGTGTGTTGCTGCCTGATGGAACATCACACACTGTGGTTCCTGGTGACAACTTAACACGCATAGCAAACAAGTTTGACAAAAATCAAATTGAAAGAGATATCAATCCTGGCGCAAACACCGCTGGCGATGCAGCCACTGGCAATACCAATTCTGACACGCAGGATACTGGTACAGACAGCGGCGATCATGCGGATCCTGTAACCGCCGACGAAGCAAACAACCAAGAAGAAACTGAACAGCCCGATGCTGTGGTTATTGGTGGTCCCTCTTATAACGGTGCCGGCGCCGGCCGCGGATCTTATACTGGGTATAATGCTGCTGACGAAGCAAATGCAACCCCAGCTACTCAAGTGGCTGGACCGCAGGCAAAAATAGTTACGCCAAGCGATAATCCATTAGACAATTATGCCAGCTACACCTACAATCTAACACTGCATGTCTTGACCAAGGACGACTACAACAGAATGTGTGAAAATCCCTACGATTTTACCCCATCGGTTACATTGATCAGTTCAGGTTCAAGATATCACAACAATAGAAACCCAGAATTTCAAACAGACTTTTATTTTGACAGTTTCAAAATGGAAACCATTGTTGGTATGAGCTCGGCTACTCGCAGCAGCAATGCTTTGCAATTTAAATTCACCATTGTTGAGCCCTACGGCATGACACTGGTAGATCGCTTGATGCATGTTAACAATGTGGGCCTAAACGGTAAAAACTATCTTGACATGCCTTACTTGTTGGAGTTGAACTTTTTTGGCCAAGATGATACAGGAGCACTCGGTGCCATCCCAACTCAAAGAAAATGGTTCCCGCTTAAAATAACACGCATCAAGATCAAAGCTGGAGTACAAGGTGCCACATATGATGTTGATGCTATCCCGTTCAACCACGGTGCCAATCTTGAAACTGTACAAGCCATCAAGACACGCATGGAAATTACAGCAGGTACAGTGGGTGATTATTTTGCTGGAGACATCACACAAGAGGTCAATGATGCTATACAAAAAGGCATTGACGAGGATAAAGAACGCAAGGCAAAAATAAAGGCCGCACAAGACGATACCAAAGCACGTCAAGAGGCTGAAAATAAAAGAGCTTCTGCTGGTGACACGTCGGGTCCAGCTGGGGAATTTGATCCTGACGCCAATCCTGGTGCTGTACGCAAACCTGACACTGTGAAGCCCACTGATCCTGGTGTAGCAGATTCGCCAATCTCGGTCAAGACCAAGAGTTTTACTGCGGCATATAATGCTTGGAACGAGCTTGAGCGCAAGGACAACACAGTTAATTATTCTGACAAAATAGCTTTTGTGTTCATGGACGAAAATATAAAAGCCTCCGGCATTGTTGAACCACAAAAAGCCCCGTCACGCAAAGTGGCCGAAACTGATGCCAAAGCCAACTCGCAGGCAGATTCCAACAGTAACACACCAGCAGCAACCGCAGACTTTACAGCAACAGTTAAAAGTCTCGAGGCTGGTACAGCAGTAAACGACATTGTGAATTTGGTATTAACCAATAGCCAGTATTTTTATGGGCAGACAAAAGATGCTGCCACACAAAAGAAAGTGTTAATAGATATCGGTGTATCAGAACGTGTTGCACAAGCCATTATTGACAATACTCCAATCAAATTTTGGAAAATTATACCCCGTGTTACCTTGGCAGACTTTGATGCCAGCCGTAACAAATGGGGCAAGCTGGTTACTTTTTACATCAACAGCTATCTTGGATATCAAAAACGCGACTCGCGGCTGCCAGTTAGCCTACCCCCGGGAGCAGTCAAACGTTACGATTGGCTTTACACTGGTAAAAATAAAAGTGTTGTAAATTTTGACATTGACTTCAACTGCCTTTACTACACTGGTGTCAACGGGGATCGTGGCAACGGATCAGCTGCTACCGGTCCTGCTCAAACTACAGACGAAGGCAAAAATAAAGATAAAAAAGACAACGAGACTTCAAAATCTGTTGATCAGCACACCAGCGACACCAACAGTGGTACCATGCAAACCACAGCAGGCGGCATTGTTCAGCGCAGTGATAGTCAAAACGCAGCCAGCGCATTACAAAGTATCTATACCAGCAGTGCTGGCGACATGATCAACTTGAAGTTACAGATACTGGGTGATCCAGAATTCCTTAAACAAGATGATTTATTTTTGAACCCAACACAGGTTGATAAAGATGATCGCTATGCTGGCACTACTGGTAGTCTCAACATGGACAACGGTGAAATTTATTGTTGGGTCACTTTTAAAACTCCAAGCGATTTTAATGACAGCACAGGCTTGTACGATCTTGACAGCAAAAACAAATACGTAGTCAGTGAATTTAGCGGCTACTATCGAGTGTTAAAAGTTGACAGCGAGTTTAGGAATGGCAAATTTTTACAAACTCTTGAACTAGTTCGCTATCCCAAACAAGATCCAGTCAATAGACCGGCTGCTGATAAAACCGCATCAAAACGTGCCGGGCAAGAAGGTGCCACAGCAGAACAGTTGGCATCACAAACCAGTAATCCAGCTATATCTGGATCAGACTTAGAAAAATCCACCGAGCCAGTGACACCAGATCAAACAGTTGCAGCAACAGAAGATGCCACTGTGGTCAACGTGGGCACTGCTACCGGAAGCGATCTTGATGCTGCTTATGCAGGTGATGTTCCAAACACCACCGAAGACGAACAACTGGCCTCGGTGGCTGAGGCTCCCGAGGAAACACCCATCGATGAAGCAACCAGCGCGGACGGAAACACAGTGCCAGTTCAATCAACTGATGTCAAGGCTGCAAACGATGCAACCAATGCACAAGATGCTACAACTCAGATCACTGCATTGGCAAATGCCAATGACAGCTTGCGAGCACAAAACGAGGCTTTGAGCCAGCAGAATAGTGTGTTGGGCCAACAAGGCAATTTTGAACAAATACGTGCAAACAACGCAACCATTGCACAAAACAATGCCATACAAGCAGCCAACGGTGACCAGGCATTTGCACTGGCTGGAAAATACAAACTTGACATAGCAACCGGAACAAGAGTTGACGGCAGCACATACATCAAATTAGGATAACAAATGGCACAGGACAAGGTATCGGGCAGTAAAACGTCAAAACTCTATAATAGAGATGCAATTCCGGGTGTGAGATTTGACACAGCCACCATGTTGGGCATTGTCAAAGACAATATCAGCCCTGCTAGAGATGGACGTCTACGTGTATGGATCCCGGACATGGGCGGTGATGAAACCAATCCCAGTTTTTGGCGCACAGTAAACTATGCCAGTCCCTACATGGGCACAACTTATCAACCTGCAACCAGCGTAAACAACAATTATACCGGAGTTGCTCACAGCTATGGCATGTGGATGACACCGCCCGACATTGGTAACCAAGTGCTGTGTACATTTGTCAACGGTGACCCTGAACGTGGCTTTTGGTTTGCTTGTGTGTCGGGAGTGCTCAGTAACTGGATGTTGCCCGCAATTGGATACAGCAAAAACATAGACAAAACCACAGTCAGTGCCGAACTCAAACCCAGCATACTGCCTGACACCAATGTGCCGCCGCAGGTGTTGCCCGTGGCTGAATTCAATGAGAATTTCAACGGTACAGTCAATAGCACATTCTACACCAACAAAAAACCCATACACGAGTTCCAAGCCAACATTTTATTCAAACAGGGTCTAGATAGAGATCCTACCAGGGGTGCCATCAGCAGCAGCAGTCAACGTGAAACACCCAGTCATGTGTTTGGTATATCAACCCCGGGTCGTGCATTAACCAAAGATCCAGCAGATGATCCAGGCTATGCTGCTCGAGTTGCAGCAGGTGGTATCACAGCAGATCAATACAGCGTTCCCACACGCAAAGGCGGACACACCTTTGTCATGGACGATGGTGATGTTGACGGCAAAGACAATTTAATTCGCCTGCGTACTGCCAACGGACATCAACTGTTAATGAACGATGATCAAAATGTGATCTACATTGCACACAAAGATGGGTCAAGTTGGGTCGAAATTGACGAGACTGGCGTCAAAGTCTACACAGCTGGTGACATGAGCATACGCAGCGAGGGCAATTTTAACTTGCATGCCGACAAAGACATTAATATACAAAGTGGCGGTGCTATTAACATCGCCAGCGATACTTCTTTCACAGTCAACAGCGCCGCAGTCAAAGTGGGCGGCAGTGAGAGTGTATTGATTTATGGTGCCAAGACCAACATTGGTGCTGGCCAAATCACAGTCAGCAGCGACGGAAAACTAAACGTCAGCAGCGGTGGAGCAATGACCCTAAGTGGCACCACTATTGACATCAATGGCGGGTCAGGGGGCAACAGCATCAGTTACCCTGCATTGCAAAAAAACAAACTTGCAGACACCACATTTGATGACAAGACAACAAAATTATGGTACAGTGTACCACAAAGCGTTGACAGTGTTGTGACAATACTGCCCAGCCACGAGCCTTGGACACGAACAGGTACTCCTGCTCCTACCACTAAATCAGTTACCAGCAGCATTTGTGCTCCTAAAACAGCTGGCACACCTGGCAGCTACTCGTTGCCTGCACCCAATGGCAACAGCAAGGACAACGGCAAAGTCAAAGGCGTACCAACACCGTGGTCCACTGACACTGCTTTTATCAGCAAAGTACAATCAATTGCACAGACTTTGAACTGTAACTATATTGATCTTCTAGCCTGTATGGCCAACGAGACAGGAGCCACCTTTGATCCAGGTATTGTCAACAGCATTGGTGCCACTGGGTTGATACAGTTCATACCTAGTACAGCCAAAGGCCTTGGAACAACTACAGATGCACTGAAAGAATTGAGCCGTGTGGACCAATTGGATTGGGTATTGAAGTTTTTCCAAAGTCTAGGATTAAACAAGAAAGCGCCCGCACCCAAACTGCAAGATCTTTATCTTTGTATCTATTGGCCCGCAGCAGTCGGTAAACCTGACGACTACATTGTCAACGCAGCGGACAGCAAACAAGCACAGCAAAATGCCGGCCTGCGCTCGGCTAACGGCAGTATCACTTGTGCGTCAGTGGGTGCAGCAGCCGCCAAATGGTTACCAATCATACAACAGGCTTTGGCCAACGCAGGCGTACAAAGTCAAGCAGCGCCTGCGGCACCTGCAGGTGCAATAACATCGGGCACAGGAACTCCAATTACAGATGGTAGTGGTAAACCCATCATGAGCGGGTCCGCAACCTCTAAAGATGTGGGTATTACCAATGCTGCGGGACAAACTATTGTGCAGCCAACTTGCCCTGCCGAGTATTTGGCAAAAACAACAACGTTTAATCCAAGCGGTAACTTCAATTCAACAACTCCAAACTTGAGTCAACAGCAGGCCAAGGCCATGATGGCAGAGTTGGGCTACTTTGAAAGTCAATTCAACTACAGCTATACCTCCAGTGACGGAACACGCATAGGAAAATATGCAGTAGATGCACAGTACTTGGCCGATGCTGGTTATATCAAACCTGATGCTATCAAACAATACGGCACAGCCACACTGAGCAAAACTGCCAGTTGGACTGGTAAAGATGGCATACAAAGTCAAGATGACTTTTTTACTAACCAAGTTGAACAAGACAACATACAATACAACGAATTTACCACCAACTATGCAGCGTTGATAGCCAGTGGCGGCATCATGGCCGACGATGATGTTTGTACCGCGGCAGGCATGATGTTTGTTGCACATCAGATGCGTAGTGTGAAGACTGCAACTCTTTGGAGGAAAGACGGAGGAGTATTTGATTCACTGGCTCGTGATGGGGCAGTTTATTACAACCAAGGCCGTTATGCCATTGACGTATTGGCCGCTGGCGGCGCTGTAAGCAGTGTGGCACAAACAGCAGGACTAAGCGGCACAAATACCACTGGCATCAACCCTGACGATGTGTTTACTTTTGCTGCAAGTGGAACTGGAACACGAGCCGGATTTGATCAGCTTGGCGGTGATTTTAAAGACGCTGTACTCAAAATGGCACAAGATTTCAAAGCCAAAACAGGAGCCAAGATTGCTATTACTAGTGCTTATCGCAGCCCAGCAGATCAACAGGCACTGATTGACCGCTGGCATGCCGCAGGCGGCGGTCCCAACATGCCCACAGCAGGTGGTATTACCACGCCTTCGCTCAAGAAGAGCGCACACAATGACGGTATGGCCATCGACAGTGGACAAATGTCGTTGGTGGCAAGAACTGTTGAGTTATCCACATACGGACTGCGTTGGGGCGGCACATTCAGTAAGTCTGACCCGGTTCACATACAGTTGAACAACTTCCCTCTACAATAAATACATTATGGCAATACTATACAAAGGTTTTAGCACTATAAATCGCAGCAAAAAGTTTCGTGCTGTAGATATTGATTTGGTCAAGCAGGATCTGCTCAATCATTTTGGTATCCGCAAAGGCGAAAAACTCATGCAGCCAAACTTTGGCAGTATTATATGGAGCCTGTTGTTTGAACCGCTTACGGATCATGTCAACGATTTGATAGTCAATGACGTCAAAAACATCGTGGGTTATGATCCACGACTGGGACTGAAAAATATCACTATAACTGGTCAAGAACACGGTATTCAAATTGAACTAGATCTTGTATTCATACCCACCAACCAGTCAACCACACTCAGCCTGAACTTTGATGCCAACAGCAGCAAGCTGACCACTAGAGGCGCTTATTAATTAACTACGTAGATTTTGATTGTAATAAATACACAATAACGGATGTATTTAGATGTCAATCACTACTCGTCAGACCAACCTACTGGTAAACCAAGACTGGACACAGGTCTACCAAACTTTCAAACAAGCTGATTTCACCAGCTACGATTTTGAAACTCTACGCAAGACCATGATCGATTACTTGCGTAACTACTATCCTGAAGATTTTAATGACTTCACTGAGTCAAGTGAATTTGTTGCCTTGATTGATCTTATCGCATTTTTGGGTCAAAGTTTGTCATTCCGTGCAGATATGAATGCCCGTGAAAACTTTTTTGACACAGCAGAACGTCGCGACAGTATCTTAAAATTAGCACGTCTAATCAGCTACAATCCCAAACGCAATATTGGTGCCAGTGGCTACTTGAAGATTGACAGCTTGAACACCACAGAAAACCTATTTGACAGCAACGGCTTAAACTTAAGCAATCTGTTAATTTCGTGGAACGACACTGCCAACCCTGACTGGCAAGAACAGTTTACCACCATCTTAAATGCTGCCTTGATCAGCAATCAAGTGATTGGCAAACCTGGAAATACCAACACAGTAAACGGTATAGAAACTGACGAGTACAGTATTAACTTGACACCGGGTGTTATCCCACGCAGAACATTCAGCGCCATTGTTGAAAACAGCAAAATTGACTTTGAGGCCGTGAGTGCATCCAGTGTGGGGCAATCTTACATCTACGAACCTTCCCCAGTACCGGCTGGCAAATTCAATATCTTGTACCGAAATGATAATTTGGGCAACAACAGCATCAATACTGGATATTTTGTTTATTTCAAAGAGGGTACATTAAACACACAAGATTTTAACTTGAATCAAAGTTTGCCTAACCGTGTGGTCAGTGTCAATGTAAATAGCATCAATAACGATGATATTTGGTTATACCAATTGGATGTTACTGGCGCAGCATCAACACGTTGGTACCAAGTGCCAGCAATTGCCGGTATCAATGTCATCTACAATCAAAGCAGCAATCGTAACTTATATCAAGTCAACAGCCGCAGCAATGACCAAATTGATCTAGTATTTGGTGACGGTGCATTTGCCAACATTCCACAAGGCATTTATAGACTATACTATAGAACCAGCAACGGGTTAAGCTACAAAGTTACCCCTGATGAAATACAAAGTGTTACATTGAGCTTTCCTTATGTAAGTCGTAATAACAGTGTTGAAACATTAACCATGACTGTGAGTTTGAACTACACAGTATCAAACAGTCAGCCACGTGAGAGCATCGACGATATTCGTACCAAAGCACCTGCCAACTACTATACGCAGAATCGTATGATCACAGGCGAAGACTACAGCCTGTTCCCGTATACCAACTTTAGTACAATTTTGAAAGTCAAAGCAGTGAACCGCCAAAGCAGCGGAACCAGTCGCTTTTTGGATGTGCTTGATGTAACAGGCAAGTATAGTAGCACGAACATTTTTGGATCAGATGGCATACTGTACAGTCAAGCTCCTACCACCAGTACAACTTTTAGTTTTGTAACAGCAACAGACATTTACCAAGCCATTTACAACACAGTGGCTCCTTTGGTAACAACCAAGCCAGTGTTGCAATACTACTATGCCAATTTCCCACGCTATTCACCACCAGCGCTGACCTCATGGAGTCGTACCACTGCTGCATCGGGTAGCAGTACTGGATATTTTGTAAATAGCAGCAACCAATTGTTGCAAATTGGACTTGGGGTAAGCAACAATTTACAATATATCACAACAGGTGCCATGGTGCGCTTCAATGCCGGCTCGGGCAAATACTTTGATGCACAACATCAAATTCAAACGGGCACAGCAACTTATCCTGGCGAACACACCTATTTGTGGTCCAGCGTGGTGATTGCCAATGGTGGTTACAGTGTGCAACTGAGCCAAAATATTCCCACTGGTGCAGTACCTGACACAATTATTCCAGTGTTTAAGAACGCATTGCCCACAGGCACATTTACTACACAAGTGGTGCGTCTATTGCAAAGCTATCAAAACATTGGATTGAGCTACAACAACACCAAGCAAGCATGGCAAATTATATTGCCTCAAGATTTGAACTTGGGCGCTTTCAGTCTCACTAACCAGGGCGATACCACTGGTTCAGGACTGGACAGCAGTTGGCTAGTGGCATTTACCTACAACGGTATCAGTTACAATATTGCTCATCGCGGACTTGAGTATGTGTTTCAAAGTGCAGGTGAAACACGATTCTATTTTGATCCCGATGTCAAGACATTTGATAGTAAAACTGGATTGACAGTAAATGACCAAATTTCAGTACTGAAGACAAACAGTCAGCCCGACAGTGCCAATCCAATTGGATTGGATCAACAGTGGTACATCTATAACAACGTGATCAATCCTGACGGATATGTGGACAATACACAGGTATTGGTAACTTTCCCAATGACCAATAATGATGGTATTCCTGACGATCCCGATCTGTTTACCAACATCATTGCACCCACAGTCAACTCAAACAAAAAATATGTATTCTTCCAACAGGTTACATCTGCAGATAATTTCTTAACTACTATTCCTGTTGACAATACAACCATTGTAACTGCCTATACAACACAGAGTCAGATCAATGCCAACAGAACCAGTTACATTCCTGGGCAGATATTTTATGCCACCAGTGAAAACGTGTTCTATCAGTACAACGGCAATTCAACCAATGTGTCAATGATCACCAACTACATTGCTGAAGTTGGACGCCAAGGCTTGCAGTTCCAATATCGCCACAGTAGCCCTAACGATCGTCGTATTGATCCTGCGCCCAACAACATCATGGACTTGTATATCTTGACCACACAGTACAGTGCAGACTATCTGTCCTGGATTCAAGACACTACAGGCACTGTAAAAGAGCCCAGCTTACCAACCAATGACGAGTTAAAAACTGAATACGGTAGTGGTTCAACCAGCCTTGAAAACTTCAAAGCACTGAGCGATACTATTATTTACAACCCTGGCAAGTACAAGCCGTTGTTTGGAGCCAAAGCAGATCCAAGCCTACAGGCAACTTTCAAAGTTGTTAAAAACCCCAATGTCAATGTAAGCGATAATGACATCAAGAGTGGAGTTGTTGCTGCACTTAATGCGTATTTCAATACAGCAAATTGGAACTTTGGGGATGTATTTTACTTCAGTGAACTCAGTACCTATTTGCACAACCAGCTGGCACCCAATGTGGCCAGCATTATTATTGTACCCAGCAGTACTGATATTGCTTTTGGCAACTTGTTGCAAATCAACAGCAACCCAAACGAGATCATGGTCAGCGCTGCCACAGCAGATAATGTACAGATTATCAGCGCAATCACAGCAGCACAAATTAATCAAACCCTAGCAGGATTGGGAATCGTAATTTAATATGGCACAAATAAAGACAAGCAATTTCTTACCCGAAGTATTTAAAACAGATACTAATCAAAAGTTTTTAAATGCCACTCTAGACCAGCTGGTTACACAGCCTGATTTAAGAAACGTCAACGGCTATATTGGTCGTAAGTTTGCTCCTACTTTTAAAAGTACAGACAATTATCAACCTGAACCCAATGTGCTACGTCAAAATTATCAGCTGGAGCCCAGTGTTGTTGTAAAAAACAAAATCACAGGCGATACTGAATTCTTCAGCAGCTATATAGATCTATTGAATCAAGTGGGTCACTACGGTGGGTTAACAAACAATCAAACAAGACTATTCACTAGCGAAAGCTACAGTTTTGACGGCTTGTTTGACTTTGATAAATTCATTAACTTTAACCAGTACTACTGGTTAGAAAATGGTCCAGATGCTGTGCAAGTATACGGTAGCGCAGTGCCAACTACAGAGACGTTTACGGTTACTCGTAATACTGCAACTGGTACATACAGTTTCAGTAACGCACAAGGTGTAGAAAATCCCACTATACGTCTTGCCTACGGTGGAACATACAATTTCGTAGTTGACCAACCTGGATATCCTTTTTGGATACAGGCCAGTTCTGGCGTGAGCGGAATCAAAGACAATCAAACCAACTTGACCAGTCGCGATGTACTGGGTGTGACCAATAACGGAACAGATGTTGGTACAATCACGTTCCGAGTGCCGCAGCCCAACGCACAAGATTTTTATGTGCGTATGCCTCTAGCAGGCAGTGCCGATATCAGCACCATGTTGAGTTATACTCAAATACAGGGAAAACGTTTGAGCAGTATTGTTTCGTTATTTGAAAATGGTATTGACGGCGTCGCTGCACCCAACCAACTCAATTTAAAATCATTGATTTTTGTCAACAATGACTTAGACGACAGCAAATGGATTGAAGGTACCTATGGACTTATTCCAACTGCTCAAAGACGCAATGCTTGGCAAATCACACTCAGTTCAACTAACGGTGTAATTGATGCTGATCCTATTGTAAAATTAAATCCATTGGTGCAATCTTTTGCAATCTCTGCATTACAGAAAGTTTTTGTACGTGGCGGAAATTCGCGTGCAGAGTACACCTACTATTTGGCCAATGACTATTTGTCTTTGAATTTATTCAATTTGATGCCAGACATTACAGCACCTTTGTCCAACTTGTATTATCAAGATGGAGTTGGTGCCAGTTTTGTTGGCGAAATAGATCTATTGGATCCAACATCGGTCACCATCAACGTTGATGCCAACATTGTTGGTAGTAAAAATTACAAGAGTCCCAATGGGGTTACATTCACAAACGGACTCAAAGTGACGTTTGATGACAGTGCTGTGCCCAACACCTATGCTGGCAATACCTACTATGTTGAAGGTGTTGGCAGCGCAATACGTCTGCTGGATGTCAACAACTTTATAACTCCCGAATCTTATGCAGCAAATGGCCTTGCTGCACAAGACTACATCACTGTCAATCGCGGTAGCCAAGATTTAAACCCTTGGACACGCAGCAATCGTTGGTTCCATATTGATGTCATTAACACCACAGCTGCCTATAACAATGTCAATCCAATATTGTCTCAAAACCTACGTGCCAGCCGCCCAATTATTGAATTTGAAGCTGACCTACAGTTGTACAATTTTGGTCGTCAGGCCAAAACGCCAGTGGATCTATTGGATTTTACCATTGTTGACAGCCGCAATACTGTGGAATTACAGCCAGCTGGTTATACGCTGGGTGGTGTCACTCTGACACAGGGCATGCGAGTTGTTTTTGCCAACGACTTTGATCCAACTGTACGCAACAACATATTTGTAGTCAATATTGTTTATCTGCCAGGTCTTGGGGGAAATGTCATTAACTTGGTATCAGCCAGTGATGCCACAGTAGCCATCAATAATAATCTTGTGGTATTACGCGGTACCAACAAAGGTGTTGAGTACTGGTATAACGGTACTTGGATTCAGGGACAACAAAAAACTGGTGTAAATCAATCACCTTTGTTTGATGTGATTGACAGTACAGGCACCAGTGTTGGCACATATACCGGTGCTTATTATGCAGGCACAACAACTCCTTTTGCTGGAACAAAAATTTTCAGTTACAGTGTTGGCACCGGCAACAACGATACTGTATTGGGGTTCCCGTTAAGTTATAGAAACTTTAATCAAATTGGTGATATTCAGTTTACAAACAACTTTGATACCGACACAATTGATTATGTTGACGGAGCCGGCACCGCACAGTCCAGTGTCAACATCAATACATTGGGCACCCTACAACAAAATAAAAGTTTAACTGCCTACACATCACGCAACTCATGGACCACCAACACAGAACCAAGCAAACAGTTCCAAGTTATTGGCAACATCTATGACGGTAACAACGCATATTTTCAAATTGATATTGCACAAAATAGTGAGGTCACTGTACCCTACTTTCGAGTATACAAAAACGCAATACAAATTACTGGTTGGGAGTTTGTCACTGTTGGCACAATCAAATATGTGCATGTCACTGACGCAACATTGAGCACGGGCGATCAAATTGACATCTTGGTGTATAACAGCAGCAGCACCAGCAATTTGGGCTATTACGAAGTTCCCAAGAACTTGGACTTGAACAGTCAAAACTCTGAATTCAAAAGCCTTACACTGGGGCAACTACGTAACCATGTCAGCACCATGGTGGCCAACAGTAATCAAATTACTGGCAGCTTTCCAGGCGCAAGTAATCTACGCGATACTTATATCAAGGCACAAGGCGGCAGCATCCTGCAACATGCAAGCCCAGTGTTGTACAGTGAATTGTTCTTGGTGGATGACAAAACCAATTTTATTGACTCATTGAATTTGGCACGACACGAATACAGCAAAGTCAAAAATAAAATTATTGAATTAAGTGGTAGATTGTCTGGACTTGATTATACCAATATTCCAGTGTTGCTTGACACCTTGTTGAAAAATATCAATGCAGTCAAAAACAAATCGTTTGCTTGGTACTACAGCGACATGGTGCCATATGGAGATATCAAAAACACCATCACTTATACTGTATTGAGTGCAGAAATTGTTGACTACGAGATCAGCAGTATTTTCAGCGACACCACTCTCAGTAACCTTGCAGTATTAGTGTACAAAAACAATGTACAGTTGATTAAAGGTATTGACTATGTGTTTGACACTAATCGCGCTGGTATCACATTCTTGACTCCGTTAGCAATTGATGACGTGATCACCATTAACGAGTACAGTGACACTGACGGGAACTATATTCCTGAAACTCCAACCAAGTTGGGCTTATATCCTAAATTTACCCCAAGCAAGTATTACGATACAACCTATGCCAGTCCCATATATGTGATACAAGGGCATGATGGAAGTATCACTCCCGGCTTTGGTGACTACCGTGATGATTTGTTGTTGGAGTTTGAAAAACGCATCTACAACAACATCAAAGTTGATTATGTTAAAAATGTATTTGACATATACAATTTCTTACCTGGTAAATTTAGATCAACTGAATACAGCAATACCGAGTTTACACAGTTATTGACCAACAGCTTTTTGACTTGGGTTGGCGGAAATCGTGTTGACTATATCTCCAACACAACTTTTGTTGCCAGCGAGCCGTTCAGCTGGAATTACAATCGTTTTGTTGATACCGTTAACGGTGCCAAACTGCCTGGATACTGGCGTGCCATCTACAAGTATTTTTACGACACTGATCGTCCACATACCAATCCTTGGGAAATGGTTGGATTTACCGAACAGCCCACATGGTGGGAAACACGTTACGGCCCTGCACCCTATACCAGCGGTAACAAAGTGCTCTGGGGTGATATGGAAATTGGGTTGATTTGGAACAACGGAGATGTCTCTGTTGACAAACGTTTTGCACGTCCCGGATTAAGTTCAATTATTCCAGTAGACTATACCGGAGCACTATTGCCTCCAAGCAACTTCTTGGTCAAGAGTTTTAGCAGTAACAATGCCAGTGGCAATTTTAAAATTGGCGATCAAGGACCAGTGGAAACTGCATGGCGTCGCAGCAGTGATTTTCCTTACGCTATGCAACAAGCCTTGGCTCTAGCAAAACCAGCTTTCTACTTTGGTACACTGATGGACATTGGGCGTTACTATAAGAATATTGATCTAAATCAATATGTTGTCAGCGACACACTACAACGTGTGACACCTGCAATAATCAATGTAAATGGTACCACCAATGGCAAAAACACCATACTACGTGCCGCAGGCTACATAAACTGGATTGCTGAATACCTACGCAATCAAGGTATTGATCCTGGTACCAAACTGTATGAATATCTTGACAATGTCAATATTCAATTGGCCTATAAAATGGCTGGTTTTACAGACCAAACTTTTATGCAGGTGATTGCAGAACAAAGCAGTCCCTCTAGCACCAACAGCGGAGTGGTTATCCCCAACGAGAGTTATGCCATCAAGCTGTACAAGTCAACTCCTATCAAAACTGTAACCTACAGTGGTGTCATTGTTGAACGTACTGCTACAGGATACACAGTGAGCGGGTTTGATACAGATGCACCTTACTTTACTATTATTCCAAGCCTGGCCAATAATAACAGTTACAGTTTGACAGTATTGAACGAAAAAGGTGTCATATATCAAGACTATCAACAGTACAAAGTAACTATACCTTATGGATTTGAATTTACAAATCGCCAACAGGTGGTGGACTTTTTGGTGAGCTACCAACGTTACTTGCGTGGCATTGGGTTCCGTTTCACTGATGTTGACCCCGATCTTGGCGTTCAACGTGACTGGTTACTGAGCGTACAAGAATTTTTGATGTGGGTGCAGCAGGGTTGGCAAGCCAGTAGCGTACTGGTATTGAGCCCGGTACTTAACCGAGTAACATTATTCAGTGCATCAGGTGTTGTTGACAAGATTCAAAATCATCCTGGGCAAAGTCGTGTACTTGACACCAACTACAACTTTGTCAAATACAGCCAATTGAGTGTAAACCGTACCAGCTTGGCTACAGGCAATACATTTGTATTGAATGCAAATAATGGACAAACACTGGCTTTGGTAAAAGTAGATGTAGTTGAATACGAACATGTCATGATATTTGACAACGTGGATATTTTCAACGATGTCATCTATGTTCCCGAACTGGGCAATAGACAGTACAGATTGAAACTGGTTGGCAAGAAAACTGGCGCTTGGACAGGTGCAATGAATCCTCCAGGCTTTGTGTTCAACAATACCACAGTGGATGCTTGGCAACAAGGCACAGACTACTTGATGGGCAGTTTGGTACAATACAAGAGCAACAACTATACAGCACTACAAGATGTTGTAGCATCGGGAACATTTGATACTACCAAATGGGCCTTGGTACCCGGCAACGGACTAAAAACAGGCCTGTTGCCTAATTTTAGCTACAATGCTGAGAAGTTCAATCGCTTTAATGATGTTGACAATCCCGAACTACTGGGCGACTTCCACTTGTACAGTGACAGTGCCATTGGCTTCCAGCCACGCGATTATTTGACAAACTTTGGTATTGACGAAGTCACACAGGCCAAGTTTTATCAAGGGTTTATTCGTGAAAAAGGCACATTAAATTCTATCTATGCGTTTACCGCAGCCGGTTTCAACGGCATTACCAGCGACATCAGTATCTACGAAGAATGG